TTCGGAATTCGGCCAGTGCGGATAAGCAACTCTTGGAACCACTGTTGGAATTCGGTATCCTCCAGCACCTTGCTTTTGATGTAAAACGGAACGGTCACTCCTTCTTCTTGGGCTAAACGCTCGAGATCGGCAAATTCCTTATCTGTGAACGACACCTGAACCACTCTTGACATATAAAAACCACCTTTCACTTATTCTGGTATTTATTATAAACCTGCATGTTATTAAATGTCAAGCGGTTTTTATTAATAACATTAAGGTTTTTATAAAATAAGCAGACCCCTCTCATTGTACACCGACTCGCTGCTGGCAGAGCCACAACGGATGGCGCGGTCGAGCGCCATAATGGTTGCTACTGCGCCATCTATTCTTTCTGTACTCTTCTCCTTATCTGGCTTTATGTTTCCAGCTGGATCGGTCTTGATGTAGATGTTATCCATCATCCAACGGAGTACAGGATGACCGCCGTGGGCGATTTTCTGCTCAAGTGTCAGCTTCATTAGTTCCTTTGTAGGTGGAGACATATCTTTAAAGCCTTGTCCGAAGGGAACAACTGTAAATCCAAGGCCCTCGAGGTTCTGTGTCATCTGAACAGCACCCCATCGATCAAAGGCAATTTCCCGGATGTTATACTTCATTCCGAGTTGTTCAATGAAGCTTTCAATAAAGCCGTAATGCACAACATTTCCTTCTGTCGTCATAAGGTGTCCCTGTTTTACCCAAAGGTCGTACTGGACATGGTCACGACGTACCCGGAGATCAATGTTGTCCTCTGGCATCCAGAAAAACGGGAGTATCTCATACTTGTCCTCCTCGTTCTGTGGTGGGAATACCAGCACGAAAGCTGTAATGTCCGTTGTGGAGGAAAGATCAAGCCCGCCATAACATACCCGTCCTTCTAGGCTGTCAGCATCAACCGGGAATGCACATACATCCCACTTCGCCATTGGCATCCAACGAACAGCTTGTTTAACCCACTGATTAAGTCGGAGCTGTCTGAAGCTGTTTTCTTCGGCCGGATTCTGCTTTGCACTTTCACAGGCAGCCCGAACCTTATCAATTCCAACCGTGATTCCAAGGGAAGGATTCGCTTTCCTCCATACTTTTGGATCAGTCCAATCATCATCTTCCTTGGCACCATAGATCACCGGATAGAAAGTAGGATCGTGTTTTCTGCCTTCTAAAATATCCAGCGCCTTCTGATGTGTTTCATAGCAGATGCTCTGGGTATCTGATCCCGCAGTGGTGATGAGAAAATATAGCGGCTGCATTCTTGCATCACCAGAACCCTTTGTCATGACATCAAACAATTTCCTGTTAGGCTGGGTATGCAGTTCATCAAACACCACACCGTGGATGTTGAAGCCATGCTTGGAATAAGCCTCAGCTGACAGCACCTGATAGAAGCTGTTGGTTGGAAGATATATCAGTCGCTTTGTTGAAGCCAGTATCTTTACACGCCGGGACAGTGCAGGGCACATCCGTACCATGTCGGCTGCCACCTCAAAAACAATCGATGCTTGCTGGCGATCAGCCGCGCAACCATATACTTCGGCACGTTCCTCACCGTCACCGCAGGTCAATAAAAGAGCAATAGCTGCAGCAAGCTCTGATTTGCCTTGTTTCTTTGGTATCTCTACATATGCCGTATTAAACTGCCGGTAACCATTAGGCTTAAGAATACCGAATATATCCCGGACTATCTGCTCCTGCCAGTCGATAAGCTCAAATGGTTTTCCTGCCCAGGAACCTTTTGTATGTGTAAGAGCCTGTATAAAAGAAACCGCATAATCTGCGGCATCTTTATCATAATAAGAGCCTTCGGCCATGAAGGCGGTTGGCTTGTATTTCTTTAATTTACGCATATGCGCCGCCTCCTTTATAAAAATAGGCAAAAGGAAAGAGCCTCCGTAGAAGCCCTTTGCTTTTGCCTATTTCTTCTTTTATTATGCTTCTTGCGTTTCACCAGTTAAAATGAAACGACAGTATTCAGCTTTGTGATCAATGAGGTAAGCTACCAGTTCATAGTAGCCACGCTCATTGGCCTCATACTGTACACGATTCACATCAAACATATTTGTAACCCCGCTATCTCGTATAGCGAGGATTTGTTCCTTTATCTTTTCAGTCATCGGTGGGAACCTCTTTCTCCACAGAGTCAATGGTGGCCTGGCGCAGGATATCTAAGTCAAAGCCCGCGTCCTTGTAGCCTTCCAAAATAGTGGTATAGTAATAGCAACTTGGCTGGCCAAGCGGTCTACCCTCGTTCATCACATACATCATAGCTTTGACATTCTTGCCTCCCAGTTTTACCTTTACCGTTTCCTTTCGGTAAAGGAAGGGCCAGCCTTCATAGCGGTCGAGCGCAGCCTCGTCTGCAGAAGTCAGTTCCCAAACCAATACAGGGACGCTGCCGCCCTTAAAGGGTTCTACTGTCGCCACCGCACCCGCGTGTGCGCCTCGGAACAGGAGCCGCCAATCTTTCAGTATACTGGTACCTACCACCCTTGCTGTGGGGCACCGGTTCGCCATCTGCTTTATGTTAAGGTTCGAGCCGTAAGCAATGTACAGTTTTTTATCCATTATTCTTTGTATCCTCCTTCTTGAGCTTAGGTTTCTCGGACGGTTCAGGCCGCCCGAAATCGCCATGCCGCCGAGCCGTTCAAGTGAGCTGTCAGGTGTTCGCGGCAGTTTGCAAACTCCTCACCAATGAAGCCAATGCGATTCAAGTAAGTCCGCATGGCGAACTTTTCGTTCTCTGTCTGTGGCTTCTTGGCTGATGCACATTTTTGCGTTAGCGCCTGATGGTTAAGGGCTAAGGCTAAAACCACGTAGCTTCTTATCTTGCCAGCATGAAGCTCACTGTTAAATCCCCTAAGCTCTACTGTGTGATTGCCGGTGAAAAAGCTGTGAAGGTTCAGGAAGTGGTAGCGACTGTTGTGATAATGCTTGTCGCGGCTTTCGCTGTAGCCTTCGTACCAAATCTCCTCAATTGCTCGCATGGTCTTAGGCTTGCGGCGGTTCATTTTGTCGACCAGTATGCTGTCCATCTTCTTGCAATAGTTCATCCTCTCCGGCGCAATCTGAAGCGCCTTGTAAAAAAGGTCATTCTTGCTGGCGATGATGTTAATAAAGTTTCTGATGCTCCTTGGTGTATGGTTGGAACCATCAAGGTGAATGTGTATGCCGCAGGAGGCATTTGCAAAAGCCCCTGCCTTGCGCAACTGCCTGACTAATTCCTGCAGGCATTCTATGTCCTCCCGATAGGTAAGGATGGGGCTAACCAGCTCCACACTATATTCGCGAGTGGCCGCTACCTTTTGACGGCCGCTTCGCTTTTGGCAGGAGATACTTCCATCGCTCATAAGCTTCCAAATTCGTCCGTCCGGCGCTATGACCTTCTTGGTGTCGTAGTAGTCGCCCGTGCTGGTGATCGTCCCTCCAAGGTATTCAGCAGTAACTCCTGCTGCTTCGTTTCTTGTAATACCTGTAAATTCAATTTCAATTCCAAATCTGCTTGTTAACACTGTGTTTTTCCTCCTGTACTTGTATGCTTCGTGCCTTTCGGCATGTACATATATCACTCTAAAAGGCTTATATAGCAAGCGATATTTAAGAGAAAAAACACACAAATATATGGGTAGGGCAGGCCACACTGAGCCTAATACTTTACAGCTTTTTCACTAAATCCTCACCATACACAACACCAAGGCTTGAACCTCTATCCCAAGTGCAGAATATCGTACCCGTATCATCCACGAAGTCCACAGTCCCTTTGTCGCCAGGTCTCAATTTTGAGTACTGGTCGTTCATCCTCACCAACTCAACACGGGTTCCCGCTGGATATTGTTTTCGGAGCCTTTCCACTGTCTCCTTTGAGGGAAACTTATTCATGATCTGTTACCTCCGTTACTTTAGCTGGGGCACCATTCTTGAAGGCACTATTGCCTGACAGGTTTCTGAGCAGGATTTTACGTGCTGTTTTATACTCGTCTCCGACAAAACCCAATCTTATAAGGAACACTCGAAATGCAAACTTCTCATTCTCTACAGGCTTATCCTTCGCAGTCACGCGATGCTGTTCCTTTGCAGCTGCACAGAGGGCACCAATGAAGCGAGAATAAGCAGAAACCTCCTCAGGCTCTATCCCAAAGCGGAACCATGGAAACCTGATCGTTGTTTCTGTCCGTTCTATAGGCAGCGCCTCGGCTCCGATTGCCTTCTTAATGAGTGAAGCCTTGCTTGCGATGAGCCGCTCCAGATTCTCAAGCGCTGCATCAGTAAACCCATCCAGTGGCATTTCTATCGTAAGCGTGTCACACAGTTCATCGGCGCCTACTTCGTCACTTTCGTAGGTAAAGCCGAGCTCCAGAAGTTTTTTCAGTAAGTTCTGGATGGTAATCTCGTCCGTGCAATCATCCCATGAAAGAGCACCATCCTTGCTGATAGTGATATTGTCTACAACATAGGCAAAGCTCGGTGCACCTTTATAAACAGGTTCAAAGCCGAGAGCTTCTCCTATTGCCTTGACGAGAGCTTTGCGTTCCCCGCCGGTTACATTGAATTTAACTTCCATTTTCGTTAGCCTCCTTAGCTTTTTGGTGACTACATATATCACTCTAAAGCTGTGGAATAGCAAGCAATATTGAGTAGGAATTAATGTGCATCAAGCTGATTCAACCTCGCTGAAAGCCATCTTTACACCGTCCCGAATGAGAAACACATTATCCTTGCTGCCAACCTGCTCGATATATCGTTTTACGATTACATCACAGAACTTTTCATCCAATTCTACTGTATAGCAAATCCGCTTGGTCTGCTCGCAAGCGATAAGGGTACTTCCCGAACCACCGAATGGATCTAGTACAATACACCCTGTCATGCTGGAATTTAGGATAGGGTAGGCCACCAACGGTACCGGCTTCATCGTGGGATGGTCAGCATTCTTTTTGGGCTTGTCAAACTCCCAGATGGTTGACTGCTTGCGGTCGGAATACCAGGCATGCTTGCCGTTTTTCTTCCAGCCAAACAGGATCGGTTCATGCTGCCATTGATATGGTGATCGCCCAAGTACCAATGATTGCTTCTTCCAAATACATGTGCCGGAAAGGTAAAATCCGGCGGCATCAAAAGCCCTACGGAAGTTAAGCCCTTCGGTGTCAGCATGGAACACATAAATTGACGCGTCCTTTGCCATCGCTTTTTCAGTGAGGGTGAACGCGTCTAAAAGAAACTGATAAAACTTATCATCCGCCATATTATCGTTCTTAATCTTTCCGGCTGTGCCTTCGTAGTTAACATTGTACGGAGGATCAGTCACCGTTAGGTTGGCCAGCTTTCCGTCCATGAGCAGATTAAAGGTCTCTACCTTTGTACTGTCGCCACACACGAGCCGGTGCTGTCCAAGGAGCCATAGATCACCCAGCTTTGTAATAGCAGGTTTTGAGAGTTCTTTGTCCACATCAAAGTCATCGTCTTTTACATCCTCAATACCGCCCAACAGCTTATTTAACTCTGCATCGTCAAAGCCCAGGAGCGACAAATCAAAATCTACACCTTGTAATTCAGAAAGTTCTACCGATAACATTTCAGTATCCCAGCCTGCGTTCAAGGCAAGGCGGTTGTCAGCGATTATGTATGCTCGCTTCTGTGCTTCGGTCAAATGCTCAGCGAATACACAGGGGACCTCAGTGATACCTTCCTCTTTGGCTGCAAGGACTCTGCCATGCCCTGCGATTATATTTAAGTCTTTATCCACTATGACTGGATTGACGAAACCAAACTCCCGTAGGCTCGCACGAAGCTGGAGAATCTGTTCTTTGCTATGTGTACGAGCATTCCTTGCATATGGCACCAGCTTATCAATATTTACTTTTTCTAATCGTTCAGTTGTATTCACAATCTTCTACCGTCCTCTCCTACTTGAAAGCAGAGCTTCCATAATATCGTCCTGCGGATTTCCAATGAAAGCCGTGGTACAGTTTTGCTTGACTATGTCAAAGATCTCATACCAGAGCAGGTTAGCCTGCTTTTGAAATGACTGGCTCATTTGCACGAATGGACTAGCAATCGCACCTCCCGTTGTTGGGTGCTTGCCTAAAAGGCCATATGTGCTTATAGCTTCTTCACACTGGATGTATCGTGTAAACGACTGTGCATAGGCTTCGACGAGTCTGGGATTTACGAATTTTTCACAACCACGTTCCTTGAGCCATTTCCATGTTTCAATAAATAGGGCATC